TCAAAAAAAAAAGAATATTATCTTGATAATTCAAAGTTTATTTTTGAATATTTTGAAAATAAAAAAGGAATATCTGATGGTAATGCTATTCAATCCTCAAATAAAACAAAATTAGTTAATACATTTTTCAAAATTAAACAAGATAATACAGAAGAGTTAAATCACCATACTGATAGCAATAATATTGTAATTAAATATTTAAGTAATATTGATGATTCTTTTATTGATGTCAATTCTTTTATATGTCAAACTGATATATGTAAAATATGTAATAAAGGTGAATTAATTCCACTTGAAGATGAAGGAATTATGGTATGTAATGGATGCTCAAGAAGTATACCATATTTAATTGAAAATGAAAAACCGTCATATAAAGAACCACCAAAGGAAGTATGTTTTTATGCGTATAAAAGAATAAATCATTTTAAGGAAATATTAGCACAATTCCAAGGCAAAGAAACTACACAAATACCACCAGATGTTATTGAACATATTAAATTACAAATTAAAAAAGAGAGAATAGAATTATTACAAATTACTAATGGAAAAACAAAAGAGATTCTTAAAAAATTAGGCTATAATAAATATTATGAACATATACCATTTATTAAAGATAAATTAGGAATTAAACCACCTATAATGTCTCCTGAATTAGAAGAAACCTTATGTAATCTATTTATTGAGTTACAATCACCGTATTCTAAATATTGTCCTGATGATAGAGTTAATTTTTTAAATTATTATTATACAGCATATAAGTTATGCGAACTATTAGGAGAAGAAAATTATTTGCCATTATTTCCTCTTTTAAAAGATAGAGAGAAAAGAATAGAACAAGATTATATATGGAAGAATATATGTGGAGACCTTGATTGGGAATTTATACCTACTATTTAACTTGATGGTGTGTATGGAAATAAGCTTAATTCTCTAGTATTATAAATTGAAAAATTAGGGTCAGAACTATTTGATCCTACACCATTACCATAACACATACCACCTTGTTGCTTACGATTTTTTTTTGTTTTTTTACTTTTTTTTGTTTTTTTACTTTTTTTTGTTTTTTTACTTTTTTTTGTTTTTTTATTTTTTTTTGTTTTTTTATTTTTTTTTGTTTTTTTTGTTTTTTTACCACCAGACGCAGGATAAGAATCTTCATTATCTGTCTCTGAATCTTCATTATCTGTCTCTGAATCTTCATTATCTGTCTCTAAAGCTAAGTCTGATAAGTGTAATGAATTATTTGAGAAGTTGTCATCATCATTGACTTGGTTATTTCCTATTTCTTCTGCTAAAAAAGCATCTACAACTTCTTGATTTGCGTCAATTTTATTATCAATTTGCTCCATTTTTTGGAGTATAGAAGCTAAAGTAACTCCCAGGTCATTTAATGAATCAATTTGATATTGTGTAAAATTTAAATCTATTAGTTTTTGTTTATCTGCTTGATTAAACTCACCTCCAAACATTTTTTTTGTTTTTCTATTAGAATTATACTTTTGTTTTCTTAACTTTTTACGTGATTGGTTTACCATCTATATATATATATAATATTGTGATTATAATTATAACGTTTAAATTTTTATATAAAAATATAAAAATTTATTTTTTTACTTTGCTATGATTAATACTCTTAAAATCCACCTGGGAATTTTACTAAATTTGCTCCAATACCAAAACCAGCTCCAGATCTAGCAGTGGCACCCATAGAAGGAATATATGTATCAAGGATACTGAATGTTGCCGCAGCAGTTAGAGCAATTAAAATAATTTCCTCAATATTCAAAGAACGTTTAGGAATAGCATAAGCAGCAATAGCTACCATTAAACCTTCAACAAGGTATTTAATGATTCTTTTAACAAGTTCGCCAACATCTACAAGTCCGTGCATCTATATCTAATAAACAGAAAAAAATATATATATTGCGCTAAAAAACTTAAAAACAAATGTATAATATATTTAAAAATGAATAATCCTAAAGAAAAGTTTTCAACAAAAACCGGTTTTGAAAAAAAACAAAATAATGAAAAGAAAAACCCTAAATATATTGACTTATTAGAAGAAGATAAACCTATTGCTGGACAAAAATATGCTTGCGTTTCTTTTTGTTCTCCTGAAAACATACTAAAGGAGAAACAAATTTTCTATTTTGAAGCATTCCTAAAGAAATGGGATTTTAACAAATCAATGGAAAAATTTGTACAATTTCTAAATTTTGTTTCATATAAATATAACATTTCATTTGATGATGTTTCTAATGATTTTAAAGATTTTGTAAAAGAAGAACGTGAAACATTATCATCATCAAATATGGATGATGAATTCAAAACTTTTACTGATAATAATGAAGAAGAACTTCAAAAACAATTTAATATTAGTCATAATTTTCAAACTAATACAAGAGGACTTAAAATTAGAGGATCTTATCCTAGTCAAGAAGAAGCTGAATTAAGATGTAAATTATTGAGAGAAGTTGATCCTAATCATGATATTTTTGTTGGACCTGTTGGTATGTGGATGCCTTGGGAACCTGAAGCTTATAAGACTGGACGTGTCGAATATTTGGAAGAAGAACTAAATCAATTAATGAGTGAAAAAAATAAAAATGAATCTAACGCTAAAACTGCTTTTGAACAAAGAGTTAAAGAATCTAAACAAAATGCTATTGAAGAAAATATTAAATCCGCTGAAAAATCAGGTAATGTATTAACTCAATCAATTGATGAACACGGTAATCTAATTGGTGTAAATAATGCTAATAGTCAAGAATTCGCATTAAAAGAACAAGATAATATTTCATCTGCTGATATATGTATGGAATTATTCGAAGGTGAAAATATTGTTGTTGGTAAGACTGATAATGGTCAAAGTCAATTAAAATCAGGTCCTTTTGCTAGTAAAGACTTATTGGAACGTGTTGATTAAACCAAAAATATCTTTCGATTAAACAACTTTTGATTTATTTATAAATTATAAATTATAAATTATAAATAATAAATGCACGTGAAGTATCATTAAATAATATCGATAATATTTCTTTAGATTCTTTCTTTTTTACCTATTGATGAATTATAATTATAATTAAATTAGGTTATATTATTTTTCACTGTAATAATAATCATTTATTACAATTTTATTTTTTACACATCTACTCATCTTTGCCTTTGATATTCCTTCTGTTTCAGCTGCTTTTGCTATAGTATTCCAAGTTCCTAAGAGTTCATTTGTTTCACTTTCTCTTTTATAAACTGTTTTGCCTGTTGATGAAGTATAATTTGGTTTCATCTCTATTTCCTTTAATGACAATCCATAATAACCTTCATTACTTCCTTCTTTAGACCAAACAGTTGCCTTAAGAACATAATCCGATGAATTTAAATATTCTTTAATTTCTTTCATATCATTATCATTATCATTTAACTCTTTGTTTACTGATAATTTCCAATTTTGATATTCTTTTAATAATGTTGAGTTTAATATCTTTCCATTATCAGAAAATTTACACACCTGAAATATAAATGTTTCAACTGTAGATTTTTCTAGTTTTTTTTTATATTCAATAGTTTTAAGTTTAATTCCAATGTAACCATGATGACCATTAATACGTTTTGGTTTGAATCTTGTATCTAAATAATTTTTAAGTGAATGAAACATTTCTTTTGTTGGTTTTACCTTATTCCATAAACGAAATCTTCCTTCAATATTTACAGACATTTCTTCTACATCTGGTCGAACTATACAAATAGAATTCACGAAATCATTAAATTTTGTATTTATTTCATCTTCTGGCAATAAAACATTTTGATATACAGACTGATTTTCTTTATCAAATATTTTAGTTTGTTTTTCTAAAAATTCTATTTTTTCATTTAATTCAATTATTTTAATATTTTTTTCGGTAACATTACTTTCTAGATTTTTATTTTTTTCTTCTAGTATTCTATTTTCATTTTCTAATTCTTCATTTTTTTTTATTATATTGTTAAAATTATCTATACTATATGTTTTTGAATGTATAATATCTTTAATATATTTTGTTAGTTTATCAAGTGTAAAATTAGTCTCGTTATAAGCTATTATTTCAGTTTTATTTTTATCCTTTATAATAATACTACGTATCTGTTTTTTAATTTTAACATCTGTTTTTATTAGATTTTCTATTTCTACTTTATTTTGAACTCTAAAGGCATTTACTAAATTAAAATTACTATAATGTTTATGATGATCTATAACTCTTGTTGATAAATCATTTGTATGTCCAAATTTAATTAATTTTTCATTTACTTCATTAGTATTATCAATTGTCCCAAAATAAATACATTCAGTATTTACTGGAAATTGAATTATTATTGCTTGTTCTACTGCTTTTTGTTTTTCTTTTTTTGTATTTTGTAGTAAATATTGTTTTTCTTTTTCTGATGTGTGTTTTATTTCTAAAATAATATTTTCTTTTTGTAACAATTGAAGTTTTAATTCGTTACTTTCTTCTTCCAAAACTTCGTGTAATAAATCCTCTAATTTAATAAAATATCCGTGAATTTCTTTAGCTTTTTTGGTATCTGATAAAAGACAAAATAATTTAAATGTTTTAATATTTAACATAATTGTTTGTTTGTTTTGTCCTCCATTTTGTTTAATATAATTTTCTAAAACCGCTTTTCCTACTTGACGAGCGCTTTTTTGATAGTCTATATCAGGTGTAAAATGTTTTAATAGCATTCTCTTTGCGTTCTCTTTTAAAGAAAATCCTAACCATTTCCACACATCATCTAAATCTATAACAAAATCATTTGTTGGATGATAATTTAGATAACAATAGAAACTTGATAAAAATAATTGTTGTTCCATATCTGTAAAATTGGTTTTAATTTTTGTTAATAATTTAACATTATAATCATTTGAAAGCTTTGTAATAGGATTAGTTTCTATCAAATTTACGATATCGAGTGTTTCCATATTATAATTTATAATAGCAATTTATCTTTATATTGTTTAACCCTTTTTTATTTTAAAAGTGCTATTTTTAAAAGCGATATTTTTACCATTTTGTTGATTTTTTAACTGTTATTCTTGGTCCTGCTCCTTTTTTCTTACTCTTTGTTGGGTCATATGATTCTTCTTCATCTTCATCTGGCATACCTTTTGATAATTCCCAAAATTCTTTTGAACCTAACCTAAAATCACCATGATTATCAGCTTTATAATAAAAAACCTGGTCAGTTAGCTTATTAGATTTAGAGTTATTATTAATAACTAAACATTCATAATTTTCTGTACATTGATCCATAACCTGACAAAATGCTTCAAAAGTTGGAAACATACCAGCATAATTCTCATATATTCTTTTTCTATTAGCAATATAATTTTCTCTCAAAATAAAAACATAATCTATATTTGTTCTTAGTGCGGGAGGAATGCCTAATGGATACTGCATTGTTATAACTAACATAACCTTCCAATGTCTCAAATTGTACCGTTCTCGTTTAGGCATTTCCTCCTAAAGTCAAAAAACTCATGCTTTTTAAATGGGCATAACATTCTCTCGAATGGGTTTAGACTATATCTTAAGGTATCATAGAAATTGGTTAGATTTCTCAACCCCACGGGCGTTTAGTCGTTGAACTATCATCATATCCTTACCATATCTCAGGGCTAGCCTTTGAAGCGGACTTAGATGACGAGCTGCGGGTTATCTCTATTTTATACCTTTTTACTTTACCTTATGTAGTTAGCATAAGCCACCAATATATTTCTATACTGGTTTAGTAGTATAAACCTTCAAAGAACTTATATAAGTTCTAAATCAAGACGTCTCCGCAATTTGGACGTGTTGCTTATTGCTTTCCCTAACGGGGAGAAATAAACTAGCCAATTTTTTGATTGACTTTACGGCAAACATTCACCGTTCATAAATAAAAGTCGCATCATTTTATCACGTGTCCAAGTGTTATCATATAAGCAATCATCTAATATAACAAAAGCTCGTGGATCAATATTTGTCCGCTTATACGTCTCCATTTCTTTCTTAATTTGCTTTAAAACTGTACGTTGTCTTTTTAACACATTTTCAATAATAGCTGTATTATATTCATACTATAAAATCCATTACCTTCTTCAGTTCCAGATATAACAGTTCCTATTGGTATTTCTTGTTGATAATAAAGTAAATCTCTTACTAAAAACGATTTGCCTGTATCTCTCTTTCCTATTAAAACAACAACAGGACCTTTATTTTCATTTGGTTTAAAACTGATACTTTTCATATCAAATTTCTTTAATTCTAATGTCATTATAAATAATATATAAATTAATAAAAAAAGTATTTTACGCATTAAGAGAGAAAGATATATATCATTAAATATAATGTATTAATATTTATAATAAGTTAAAAATACATTAAATTTATATATTAATTAGCTAAATAATGATAAACGTAAACTATCAAAAAAGGAAAAACACCGAACTTTTCAAAAGTTTAGAAAACTCTAAATCACTTTTTCTCTCAAAAACACAAAATTATATTCCTATTTATACAAAATTTTTCACCTTAAATGATACTAATTACAATAATATTAATTTAAATAATAAATGGTACATTTCAAGTATTAATGAAAAATATGAAGATGAATTTAACTTATATAATTGTAGACTAAAAAATATTACAACTAATAAAGTAAAGGATAAGGATGTGTTTTTTAAAATGGCTCCACTTCTTGACCCATTTAAATATTTAATAGGTAAATATAATATTGATGACCCAAAATTATTTTCCTTACCAAAATTAAATTCGACTGAATTAGATTGTCACGTTAAGTTTATTGATAAAAATAATTCTGCTTATGTTGATGGGTTATTTTTGTATTTATCAAGTAAATTAATACATACTTATGGATTTTATCCTGGTGTTGATTATTATTGTTCATTTTTAGCAATAAAAAATGACTTTATTTTAAATGTTTTTGATGATATTGATTACTTAAATAATTCTGATTATTTTAATAAAAATAAAAATGTTTTATTTAAGATTGATGATTATGACCATTTATTTC